TTCATACTTTGCTAAGAGATATGTTGAATATGGTGATGAACTAGAAAAGATTATGAAAGTCTGGAGAAAGGAGAAATCATTTGCAATCAAGAAGTCTGGATATCATGTATACTTTGGACTCTCTGCTTCAGCACTTGATAGTGATGATACCTTTGAGGTCAAGGAAGATGCAACCAAGACAGACATCAAGAAAGCATTCTTCAAGAGTTTAAAGGGTAAGAAGATGAACAAGAAGATACTAAGTGAGTTCATAGAGTTTGTTGCTTGATAAATAGCTCAGAACAAATTAGTAGGAAAATGAGTCATTTTGGGGATTTACTGAAAGGAGGAGGTAATAAAGTTACTCCTAAACCACAACCTGTTGTAGAGAAACCTGCACCAACTGCACCACCTGCACCACTTGTGGTTGAGGGTGAAGGGATATCCAAACAAGAATTGATGAAACTAAGCAAGATTGAGTTAGAAGAGTTAGGTAGAGAGTATGGTATCGAACTTGATAGAAGACTTTCTCACGCTAAGTTAGTTGTTCAATTAAAAGCATTTATTGATTCCAAATCATAAACCAGTTAACAAAGTGTCCACTAGGAGGTGTTATACCTCCTTTTTTTGTCTATAATAATTGTATAGATAAAACAATTACATCATGACTTTCAGACCTTTTGAGATTAAAATGACCGAACAGCAGGTTATCGACGGATTAAGAAGTAACTACGGTAACGAGTTTACTACTCCTGATATCAGAGCATTCTGTGCTATGAATGATATCGCATATTCTACAGTTACCAGAAAGATACAAAAGCACAAAGTATCTAAAGGTAAGTGGAATCTTAAAGTAACAACTAAAGCAGTTGAAAAGATTGAGAGATCATTTGCAGCACCATCTGGTCAACCAGTAGCAGAGAGAAACCTTGTTCCAGAGAAGGATGAGACCTTTGTTAAGTTTGGAAGTTTTAACGACGTTAAAAAGATAATACAATCAAAGCAATTCTATCCAACATTCGTTACTGGTTTATCAGGCAACGGTAAAACATTCTCTATAGAGCAAGCGTGTGCTCAACTTGGTAGAGAACTCATTCGTGTAAACATTACTATTGAAACAGATGAAGATGATCTTATTGGCGGTTTCCGTCTTGTTAATGGCGAGACCGTATGGCACAATGGCCCAGTCATTGAAGCACTCGAACGAGGAGCAATCTTGTTACTTGACGAAATCGACCTTGCCTCTAACAAAATCCTCTGCCTTCAGAGCGTCCTTGAGGGAAATGGTATTTTCCTTAAAAAGATTGGAAGATTCGTTAAGCCAGCAAGAGGATTCAACGTACTCGCCACCGCAAATACTAAGGGTAAAGGTTCAGACGACGGAAGATTTATTGGAACTAACGTGCTCAACGAAGCCTTCCTTGAGAGATTCCCTGTCACCTTCGAGCAAGAGTACCCAACAGTCAACAACGAAGTAAAGATACTACAGGCAGTATCAAAGACACTAGGAAAGGTCGATGAGGACTTCTGTAAGCGTCTTGTAGATTGGGCAGATATCATTCGTAAGACTTTCTATGATGGTGGTATTGAGGACATCATAAGCACACGTAGACTTGTTCACATCATCCGTGCTTACAGTATCTTCAAGGACAAAGCAAAGGCAATGAAAGTATGCATTAATCGTTTTGATGATGAAACTAAGCAAGCATTCATGGAATTGTACGACAAAGTTGATGCAGACTTCAAGATGCCTGTTGACCAAGAGTCATAAATGTGATATACTAGGGAGAGACAATTCTCCCTATGATTAATGCATGGAGTCTAGCATGGGAGGCACTAAACGGAACTATGGACGAAACCTATCCAATTAGAGAAGATGTCCCAGAAAAGTTATGGGGCACTCCAATAGACGATAAAACAGGGTTGTGGAAAGAACCACAACCCTATCCCTATGAGAATGATGGTCTTGATTATGAAGTAGATATGTCTACAATAGATGATCAATATTCTCATCATTTTTCAAATGCATATTCACCCTATAATGATGGGTGGACACAAGAGTATCATCAACAAGAATTAAAAAAAATGGATTTTAAAAGGAATCATCAATATAAGTATCATGAAGAAGAGATTCTAAAAGATATTGAAGAATATGTATCAGGAACTTATAAAGGTCATTACACAGGTAACTCACATGAGTATCGTAAAGTGCAGACTCTCGATTTGATGGCATCTAAAGATCTAGCATCAGGTTTTTGTCAGGCAAATATACTGAAGTATGGAAGTAGGTATGGAAATAAAGACGGAAAGAATACAAAAGACTTGATGAAAGTGATACATTATGCTATGCTATTATTACACTTTGATGGACACTATGGCGAACCATCAATGCCCTCTGGGAATTTTGACCAAATGCCATGAAACTACGTCCGAAAACAACTACAACTATGAACTTAAGTGATAACACACTCGGTATTCTAAAGAACTTTGCAGGTATTAATAATTCTATTCTTGTGAAGGAAGGCAACCAACTTCGTACTATCTCAGTAATGAAAAACATTCTTGCTGAGGCAGAGATACCAGAAGATTTTCCTCGTCAGTTTGGAATCTATGATTTAAATCAGTTTTTAAATGGTTTGAGTTTGCATTCAGATCCTAACTTAGATTTTACTGAAGAATCATATCTTACTATTAGTGAGGGTAGAAGAAAGGTTAAGTATTTCTTTGCCGATCCACAGGTTATTATTGCACCACCAGAAAAAGAAATTACACTTCCAACTGAAGATGTTTGTTTCCAGTTAGAAAGTGTTACTTTAGAAAAACTACTCAAGGCAGCAGCAGTTTATCAGTTACCCGATCTATCTGCAGTGAGTGAGAATGGATCAATTAAACTTATTGTACATGATAAGAAGAATGATACATCTAACGAATTTGCTATTATAGTTGGAGAAACAGATTCAATATTTTCATTTAACTTTAAGATTGAAAATATTAAAATCATACCTGGTGCATACGATGTTGTTATATCATCTAAATTACTTTCTAGATTTATTAATAATAAATTGAATCTTACTTACTACATAGCGTTAGAACCAGATTCAACATTTGAATAATGTATCACAATAATTTTTTTACTGATGAGCAATGGGAGTGTATACGGGTATGTGTAGCGAATGCACCTATACCCTATGATATTACCAAAAAGAAAATACCTGCTGATATATTAGCAAAGATAGGGCAACCCAAGAGAGTGAAAAAAGAGGGTATACCTATAGTAAAATACGATTTAACACCTTACGGGATATTTGACGATGAATAACATAGGACTAGAAGTGGTATTCTGGACAGTGCTTGCACTTTATCTTTTAACAAAGTTGGGAGTATTTAAGAAGTGAAACTAACACAAGAAATTATTGATAAGATTCAAGAAGCAATGCTTCACACTAAAAAGGATGGTAGCATTAATTGGAAAGATGATGATGAAATAGTTGTACAATTAGCAGGGACATTTGCTGCTGATAGATTTATCGTCATTAAAAACAGGACAAAAGATCCAGTGATTTCTGCTGAACCACATCCTCACTTTGATTATGAGAAAAAGATATTTACTAAAGATGGTAGAGAAGAATATATGAAAGAAATGAAGGAGACTAAAAAATGAGTGAAGAAGAATTAGAAGAACAAATCATTCAACAAATAGAAGTTCTTGTGGATGAATTAGGTGGAACCATGTGCCAGTCAACAAGGTGTAATAGTATGGGTAGACAGAGTAAAGTCATAGAAATAGAATACAGAGTAGAGACAAAAGAATAAATGAACATCTTTGTAACTGACCCATCACCAACTGTGTCTGCCCAAATTCTTCCCGACAAACATGTTGTGAAGATGCCTTTAGAGACATGTCAGATGCTATCAATCGTCTGTTCAGAAAAGTGGGGTCATGGTTATGGTAAATTACACAAGAAAGATGGATCAGCATACTTTACAGAGAAAGGTGCATTTCGCCACCACCCTTGCACAATATGGGCAAATGAGTCTACTATCAATGCATGGTGGTTACTAGCACATGGACTTGCTTTATGTAATGAGTATACACATCGTTATGGTAAAGAGCATAGTTGTGAAAAGACATTAGTTGAAGCAACTAAGATTGTGCCTTCTGCAGAGTATCCGTATAAACCATCATCATTTGTGTTTGCAGGACCTGATCAATTTAAGTATGATAAAACTATTGATATTTTTACTGCATACAAAAGATATATTGCTTCTAAACCTTGGGCATCAACAAACTATCTTCGTGATCCATCTAGGAAACCAGATTGGTTATGAAACATATTCTATTTAAATTAGAAGGTTGTCCTTTTCCTACTTTGAATGATGAGGAGCATATAAAATTTTGTTTATTTAATGCAGCGGAGGAATCATATTCAAAAGTTCTTAAAATAGAAACTCAAAAGTTTGTCCCACAAGGTGTAACTGGATTTGCTTTGCTAGCAGAAAGTCACATAAGTATTCATACGTGGCCAGAAAAAGGTATTGCAATGTGTGACATTTTTACTTGTGGTGAGCACTGTGAACCACAAAATGCAGTAGACTATTTAAGTATGTGGTTATCATCCACAAATACTATATCTGAATGTTATGAAAGAATTTGATTATGAACTTGATTACAAAAACCTTGATTTTACAGTTGAGGAAAACCGCAAACTTTATCGCATTGGAAGGGGAGAACAAGGAGTGTTACTGGTTCGCCCTTATACTAATCATATATGCTCTCATTGGAGATTTGTAAATGAAGATATTGCTCGCAAATCTGCTGATAAGATCTACTCCATGTTTTGTGACTATAAGGAGCAACAAGACTTCATTGGAATGGATATGGCAAGGAAGTTTCTTGAAATGGGATTTACTCGCTCCCGTAGGTATGCAA